AATTTGATTTATTTGCAATTTGTCTTTCACTTGCTTCACCACCATATTCTCTACCCATTGGATTTATTGGTGCATGAATGAAACCAACACCACCTAACATTAAGTATTTACCCCAATCAATAACTTCCCATTTATATTTTCTACAAATACCATAATATTCTTTTTGACACATACCATAGAATGTTGGATTTTTATCTTCATGCCTCCACATTCTTCTTTCATGATTACCTAATGTAATAAATTTTTTTACTTTGCATTTACCTAACCCATAATTAAATTCTTCCATAGCTTCATCAAAAGATTGCATGTCTTTTATAAAAGTTGGTTTTTCTATTCTTGCTGTAAATGTATCATCAGGAATATAGTGAGTACAACTATCTAAAGTTAAAAAATCACCTATCTGAACTACATAAGCTGGTTTTGTTTTTGCAATATGTTTACCAATCCACCTAAATCTTGATTTATCTTTTATGTGTGGAGAATCATGAAGATCTCCTATAACAATAACTTTCATATCGGTTTTCCTTTTGGTTTTGGAGGAGGAATAATTTGTTCATCTTCAAGAGTGCATAAAAATTTTATATACATCTCATATTGATTTACATCTGCTCTACCGAGCTCTTCTAATTTAGATTTTGATTCAATGTAACCTTTATGTAAACAATCATACATGGTTCTATGTTGTTCAGGTAATTTAAAAGGTGGCATACACTCACCAGCAATTAACGAACAAATAATCATGTACAAGCTGTATTTCATTTGAATTATTTTTTACCATTTCGGAATATCTGTGTTCCCTTAATACCATAAATACTAGCCACGACGAGAATCCATAAATTTGTAAACCAGCTTGGAAGTGTAGAAAAATATTCAAAAAATAATTTTACTTTGTCCATAGCAGTTGGATCTTCTGATATAACTGCCCAAGCCAGTACCAGTATCGGCGCTGATAAAATTAATAAAACAAATTCGTCTTTCCAGTCTGATTGTCTTGCTTCTAAAAGTTTGCCCTCATATTCTTTTTCACCTTTGGCCATAGCCATAGCAGTCCTGTGTTGAGCATCTGCCATTGCCATTTTTGTTTCTTGTCTTTTACGATAGATGTGTCCACCTGCTTTAATTCCTGCTGATAAAATATTCAACCACATAGATATATCCTCCTAGTTGAAGATACCTTATCAATCTATAGGTGAATTTGCAACTCTACTCTTTGACTTGACCATCTACCCACTTCATTTCAGGAAGACCATTATCAAATTTTTTTCCATCATAAGTAAGCACCTGTTTTCTGTTTGAACCTTTTTCATTGTAACTACAATGGACCCAACCCTTTGAACCATCATCAGGACAATAAAACTCTAGTATGAGTTGGTCAAAGTCACAATTATTTTGAATCCAGTAAGCTATTTGAATATTGGGAACTCCTGCTATTTCAAAATCAACTGCCTGACCCTTGGCATGCTGACTAGTCTTTTTGCTACCTATAGCTTCACACAGCTCCTCACTACGATAACCTGATGTAATAGTAACAGGTTTATCAAATTTTGCTCTTACTGGTTCTAAAATCTCATAACAGATGTTTTCTAAATTTTTTATATCTCCACTGCCAGGCTCATTTTTGATTCCCTTACGAGTTGCAGTCATTGATTTAGTAAACTCTTCTAATTTAAAATGTTTTGAAAGTTGCATTGAAACCTCCTATTTGAGTAATAAGTTGTATATGATTGTAGCCATTCCAACTATCAACATACCTGTTGAAGTGAATACTACTTTTTCTAATCTTTCTATTTTCTTTCCATTAGCATCTATTTTTCTATTTGTTTCTTGTTGCATTATCCTACACAATTTTTCGTGGTCATCAATCCTTTGATGTGCTGTACTTAAATTTCTTACCTTTTTTTTTACAATTTTGTTCATTTTCCTTGACCTCTATACCTTAATTGTTTTCTACTTCTCCCTTTTCTTTTACTTTTGTTCATAGAAGATACCTTTTTTGGATTTCTACCTATACTTGTACCCTTAAACTTCTTTTCATACTCTACTTTTACCCCAAAAAGAGGTTTTTTCTTTGCCATAGTACATTTTACCCTAAATATAACAAATGCTTAAAATTGACCCCTCTATGCTCGTTTAAACACTATTTCTTTTTGTATTTAGCTTTGACTTCATCATCCTGTAACTTATGTATTTCAAGTTGTGTATAATGAATGATTTTTTCTAAATCTTCTATGCCTCCCTTTTCTAAATACCTAACGACATATTTTATCACAACTCCTTGATAGAACGAAAGATTATTTTTTGAAATAAACTCATAAGGTTGAATCTTATAATTTTTATAATGTTTTCCTCCAATTTGTCTTAATTGTGGCAATATATTCTCCCAAATACTTTCATCAGTCATCTTTTTTTTTGAGGACATAATTATTGATAATAAACCAAATTATAATTCCTGCTACCCCTATTACTAAAAAATTTAAAAAAAAAGCTAGAATACCTAAACTACTTGTCATCTTTTATTCTCATAATTTGTGGTCTTTCATAATTTTTGATACCGATATGTTTTAATGTACTTGTTAAGTCAGTCCAAATTTCCCCACCACATTGATTCCATAATGCACAAAAATAATAATCTTCACTTAAATATCTTTGTGTATTTTCTTTATCTTCTAAAACCCCTTTACCTTGAATACCACAATCAAAAAAAGCATATTCCTCATTACCCATAACTTCCTGTGTTTCTCTTTTATCATCTATTTTTGCTCTTACATCTGTTTTATATTTTATTTCAGGATATTTTTTTATTATTTGTTCAAACACTTTCCTTTCAATACACATAAAACCAGTTCCAGCATAATTTACCTTTTTAAAACCTTTATGATTATCTTTTAAATCATATCTACCTAATGGAAAATTCATACACCATCCAAAACTAGCATCACCTTTTTCAATTGGTAATTCATGTTTTATTGGATATGGAGCTGTTGTGATAGGTTTATCAAATAGTAAAACTCTTATAAATTGTTGTGGTTCAAATATTATATCAGCATCTATAAAAAAAAGATGTGTGTATTCTTTTTGTTCTAAAAAAGATTTTACTAATTTATTTCTTGCTCTTGTAATCAAACTATCTCTTAACCACATCATACCACAGCCAATTTTAGCTTGAAACAAAGTATCTCTTACATTTATTATTGATGAAATTGTTTGCAAATGTATCTTTTGATCAAATGATGGAATACAAATTAAAACATTTTTATTCATTGTGTATCTACTAGAAATCTTACTATAGTTGTATATGGATTTGGTTCATATTTAGCACAACTATTTAACATAATAAATAATACTAGGCAGGTGAGTTTGGTGGTTTGGTGGTAAAACTCACCCACCATTTTTTTATTTATCATCTTTTAAACCAGTTTGGAAGTCCTAAATGCAATCTTCTGTCAAATATATTTTCTCTAGAAAATTTTGTTTTTGTGTTGTTATAATGTAAAAATACTTGAACATTTTGTTTTCCTTTAAATTTTTCCCTCCAATGTTCTAAATCACAACCTCTATAAACAAGCATATCTCCAGGATTTAATTTTACTTTAATACCTTTTTTATTTACTTCTCCTGATGGTTCTAAAAATATATCCCAATTATCACCACCAAGATTCATAGTTGTAGATATTTCACAACTAAATCTATCTTTATGTCTTTTTAAAATATCACCTTTTTTATAGACCCTGCCATAAGTATAAGCAGGATATAATTTTAAACCTGTTGTTTTTTCCATAATTGGTTGGCATTTTAACATCAAAGTTTCCATAGCAATATCAGAATAAAAAGAATAAGTATTTGGTATTTGTTCATTGTCTTGCTCATAAAAGCCAAGCATAGTCTCAAATGGTGAAATATATCTTTCTTTAATACAAGTATCATAAACTTGTTTTTTCATTAACAAGTAATTCATACAAAATGTTGCTAAATCTTTATCTATAGCTTTTTTTATTACTGCATATTTATTTTTTTTAAACATCTTTTGCCATTTCTTTTGGAACAGCTTGTATATTCCAATGAATAAATCTAAATGGTTCTTTGCCATGATCTACTGCAAATTCATGTTCTAAAAAACCTGGAAATATAATTAGTGTACCTGGCTTAGGTTTAAAATGCACAAGCTCTGTGCCTGGGCATATACCTTTAATATTAGATTTTAATTTTAATTTAGTAGCTCTTGCTCCAGTTCTTGGTTCATGAAAAACAGGATATGATGTTTTTTCACTACATTTTAAAAAATAAAATCCTGAGACGTGCTGATTCCAATGTATATGTGCTGAGTGATGTCCACCACCTTTTTTAGCAAACTCTTGAACCCAGAGTTCACTAAACAAAGTTGTATATTGTGACATATCATAACCTTGGTGATCTAAATACTCCCAAGACTTTTGACCAATGTAATTTCTAAAATCTAAAAAATCGTTGTCATGTGTTAATGGTGTTGAGTGATATGATCTTCCAAAGTCACCATATTGTTTTATAAATGCTTTTTCTCTCTTACGAGCTTCAGTAATATATTTGTTACTAGCTTTGTTTAATGACTTTACAAATTCTGGTTTTTCTTCACCCCATATTACAGTCGGAAAATAACTATTTATAAACATTATCTAAATGGCCTCCCTAAATGCCATACCACAAGACTATATCTTGTTCCAGCAGTTACTGGTTTTACTCTATGCCAAACAAAACTAGGAAACACTATAATAGAACCTTTTGGTAATATTTCTTTGCATTGTATTCTGTGTTTTAACTCATCTCTCATGTTTGGTTCATAGTTTCTAAAATCAAATTCTAATTCACCACCTTGGTATTCTGACCCATCTGTTAATTGACAAGTCATAGATAATTTTCTTATACGACCATGTTCTGGGTGTTTATTATCTTTTCTATCATAAGGTTTATCCCAACTATCGCAATGCCAATCGTAATATTGATTTAATTTATATTTTGTAAATTGACAAGATTCACTTCTTTCCCAATCAAAATTCCAACCAGCTTTTTTATTAGCTTCATGCACAAATGGATGTAATTCTTTATAAATCCATAAATCATTTAACCATACTAAATCAGAGTTTCGTTTTCTTTTTAAATCTAATACTTCTTCTTTATTTAATTTTTTATCACCATATCCACCTGTTAAAGCCATTACTTCTTTTTGTTGATTTGCATAAGCTATAACCTCATCACAAAATCTTGGTGTTAACGCAGATTTAAAATACCAATAATAATTAGATATATTCATAAGTTGTTTTGAGAACAAAATTTAATTTGTCTTTTTGATTATTTGATATGTGATAAATTAATGTACTTGGAAAGATAATAAATTTATTATTTTCTAATGGTATATCCCAACTTCTACCAGCTCGTCTATTATCATCATAATATATTCTGACATTACAATTTTCTGTATCTACACCATATAACATTACATAATCAGGTGAGTTTCTTAAATCAACTTTATCATTTTCACTATTAGGAACATTAGATTCATTTGGTTTAAACATAAAACCAGTAGTCAATTTATTTACTAAAGTAAAACCATATTCTAATTGTATATGTTCTCTTAAATAAGTATTTAATTTATCCCATTCTTTGGAAAAAGGAAAGGCACAATCATTAATATTATGAGTTAGTATATCTCTTTTTAAAACTTCTGCATTGATTTCAAAACCTTTTGGCATTGAAATTGTTCCATTATATAAATCTATTTTTGAAAGTATGTTTTGTTTAATGTCCACCATACATTAAATTAATATCTTATGGTTGTTTATCTGTCAAATCCCAACTTTGTTCTTCTTCATTCCATTCATAACCTTTACCATCTTCTCTTTGTTCTTCTGTAAGTTCAGGAGCATCACCGATTGGTGATTTCCAACTTGCAGTTGTTAAATCTTTTATCCAAGATGGATAAGGTTTTTTTGGAAAAAACATATTATTTTCTTCATCCCACTCATAACCTATTCCTGCATAATTACCTCTAAATGCTTTAGAGTCATCACCTGATGAGTGTTTGTTACCTGATGTATTATATGAAGTTTGAATCCACATTTGTGCTGGCCAATTATTATGTCTTTCTAACCACTCTTGACCTTTAGCTTCAATCTCGTTACCTTGATCATCTTTCATTTCTTCATTATCCATAGTTAATACTTGGATAACTTTTCCATTCATTCCTATTTTTGCAAAATGTGCCATAATATTATCTCCTTATCATATTCATCATTTAAATCAACTATTGAAATCTATATCTTATTATTACCACTCCTGAACCACCATTACCACCTTTTGCGTAATAATTATTAACATCAGGCGACATACTTGAACCTCCACCACCACCTGTGTTTGCTGTACCTGCAACACCAGCATTATTTGTAGATGGACCTGGACTACCGCCTGCACCTCCACCTGCTGAAGCTGGTCCTGGAGATGATGCGTTCCAACCTCCACCTCCGCCTCCACCTGCTCTTGCTGTTGGTGTGCCG